AACTGCATTATCAGCTATGTATGCCGTAGCTAGTGCTGTGCCGTTCCAGACTCCGGTAGCAATTGTACCTACTGCTGTAATGTTGGGCTGTGCTGCGGTAGATAATGTGCCAGCTAACGCTGTGGTAGCGGTAATCGTTGTGCCCTGGATGGTGCTGGCTCCAACTATCGTTCCTGACACATCTACGTTGCCGTTAAGATCTATTAAGGTTGCCGCCAGATCAATTTCATCTGTTGCCCCAATGGTCATAACTGTTGCTGATGAGGCAGCAATCCGCTGAGACGCATCGTAGAACTGCAACTGGCGCGTACCGCCTAACAACAAGCCTGTATCTGGAACATGAGTTAAGGATACATCTTGGTCATTTCCAAACTGAATAACCGCACCATCAGCTAAGTACAGGTCACTAAACTCCAGAGAAGCCGTGCCCAAAGATGCACCATCAGCGGCATCTGGCACGAAAGCTGTGTCGGCTGTAATCGTACCGCCATCAATGGTAGAGCTGCCAACATCAATGTTTCCAAAACCAGATGTAATTGAACCCGCTCCAAGCGCACCGACAGTCGTTATTGAGGTCTGGCCGACATACGTCGAAGCAATGTCAATGTCGTCAGCGTTGACCGTAATGCGATTTGATGTGCCAACCGCATTCAGGGTGACAGCTCCAGAAGTACCGCCCCCAGTTAGCCCAGCTCCGGCGACTACGCTAGTTATGTCCCCGACATCAGCCGGGGTATACCACTCAAGTGTGCCGGAAGCATCCGATGCTCGTAACGCTTGACCGCTCGATCCAACAGCTGTTGGCATCGTCAACGTGTACGATGTCGTGACAGCGGCCGGAGCTTGCATAGCTATAAAATCTGTGCCCGTACCCGTCTCTTGAAACTTGACACTGTTAAACGCCACATCGGACATGGTCACATCGGTGCCACCGATTGCAAAAATCGCATCGATAACATCAATGACCTGTTCGTTAAGCGTTGTTCCCCAGGTGTCGGTAGAACCGCCGACAGTGGGTTTGGTCATGTTTAAGTTAGTGGTCGGATTTGCCATTTTTTATCCTAGAGCTCGAGCTCGCATGCTGATTGACGAACCGCTGTAGAGTTCTCTTTCTCCTTGCAAGCGCAAATCTGTAAGAGCTTGTGCTAAGCGAGCAATCCACAACGGCATTCTTTCATCGTTTTTGAGATAAGGTTCAGCTTCGACAAGAGCTCCGAACAAATAAATGTCCGGGTGATTCGTAAGAAGCCAGTTGGATGTTGCTGAATCTGTTAATGCTGGTATTCGCGTGTAATAGACAATCGAAGATGTGTACGTTGCATCTGGAGAACGAAGCACCTCGAGCTGATTGCTCGAACCGCCCAGCAATGTGAAATAATGAGGTCTGCCAGTTCCCGTGAGCTCAGCTCTGAGCTGGGACAAATCCTCTGGTGACAAATACTCGAGTACAATTACCGGGTCTAGGTCAACCACGATGCGAATTATTTCGAGCGTGTCGGTTGGTAGCGTTGTGTATTGACCGGCAATCGAAAAACTGTCGTTTTTCGTAATCATGTCGGGAGCCCGAATTACCCGATTGAAATTGGCTTCTGCCAGCTCGATGAAAGTTTCAATTTCAGACGACAAATCAGTTCGGTCGAGCCAATTGCCAATTTCAGCTTGAAGCTGGTCATAATTCGCAATGTTAGCCATTAGACCTTACCCGGCCGAGTGCGAAACATCCTGTTGTTAGGATCGTTTAGCCATTTTTTCCATTGTTTGCCTTGAAGCCCTTTGCCAGACATAAAACCTTGGCGCATCTCAGCTGGCATTTGTTCTAACACTACTGCGGGAATACGACCAACGTGATGGAACGTCTCCTGAGATTGCCTTAATGGGCTACCCCAACGAGCTCGTTCATCAAAGCTGTTAAAGTCAATACGATTTTGGCGCAAAACAGGCTCGATGTCTTGGCTCGTTTCGATAATGCTTTTGTTTTCAATCTCGTCATAATGATACACCTCGGTTTTACCCGTTTGTGCATCATATGAAAGCAGTCGCTCTTTTTTCGTTGCCATGATACTCCCAGTTAGGGAGGTAGGAGCTCGCGCCCCTACCCCCCTCGAGGTTTGGAATTAAGCTGTTTAAGCTGCTGTAATTCCAGCAACCACGCCGTGAGCAGCCTCGTTGTTCACCTGGAGGCCCCACTCTGCCAACGCCATGCGCTTATCAGCGTCACCAGACTTCGCCAACGACTCGATGCGATACGGTCTGAGAGTCGCCATAGCGACCTCATCAGTATCGATCAACAACGCCCAATCGTTCATCAGCGAACCAGCACCAGCATCTACCACTGTCGTGAAGAATCTTTGGGGAACCACGCTCAAATTACCAAAGTCGCTAACATAAATGTCAGCTGCTCCGATAATCACGGAAGGCTCGGCACCGTCTACGTTGTACCGGCTAGAAGCTATGCCGCTGAAGCCGCTCACCTGAGTCTTGTTGAACGGGGATACCATCAGCATGCGTGGCTCGCCGCCAGACACAAAACATTCTTGCATCGTGGTCTTGAGCATCGCTTCGGTAAACGCAGTAGGCGTACCGAACGCCTTCCACACCTGAGCCGCACCTGTCGGAGTTGAACCCGTGTAGGAGGGCTTGGTTACGTTCGTGGAAGTTTCGTTGGTTTTGAGCCAGCCGGGGAACCCAGCCGTCACTCGAGCCGTAGCCGTAGCACCTGCCACAGCTCCAACGCCATTGAGAAGACATGCTGTCTCAATGTCTCTTTTCAGCTCTTTGGCGACCTTAGCAGCCTGGTAACCTACCTCAGACGCACGGCCAGCCTTACGAACTGTTTGCTCGGTGCCCGATATAATGAAATCGCGCATGTTGATCTGACAGTAATTCCCCATGCGAGCTGTTGGGGTTACCGCCGTGTACGAGCTCAGATCCTGCCCCTCAACTACCGGGGTAGCAGACGCTGATGCAAGCGCATCTGTCTGCCACTCGAAATACGTTGCGTCCGCTTCCCGTGTTCCAATGTTGCTCTGGAACGGCGTCTGGGTAGGCGAAATATCGGCGATCAAGTCGCTGAGATCTTCGCGCTGCCCTATCGCGTCATAGGTAGTGAACGTGTTTGTTACTACAGCCATCGTTCAATCATCTCCAAAGTCAGTCCGCAAGCATTTCAGCAAATAACGGCGCTGCATCATCAACCTTGCCGGTTGTTTTTAGCCTTTGCCGTTGAGCTTTTTGCTTACGGTTGCGCGTCCTGCGAGTAGTCTCTCGGCTCCCGCTTGGGACACTGCCGATTTTCGATTTGGCCTGGGTGATTTTCTTACCGTTAGTCAGCTCGTCATAAAGCATAGCTTTTCGCAGTATCACAACTGCTCGAGCATCGTACAGCTTGCCAAGCTCCTCCGCAGAGTAGTCTTGAGTCTGTCCGTACTCCATCAACCGTCGCTGTTCTTCGACTTGAATTTCATCGTTAGACCATTCAGGAATTTTTTCAAGTACAGCATTGCGTTGCACTTCTAGATGCTGTTGCAATTTCATCTGGCGCTCTTGCTCCATAAGACCTTGCATCCGTTGTTGCTCAGCAACCACAGCTTGAATTTCGCCAGCCCGTTGACGCTCGAGCTCTTTGAGCTTGAGCCATTGCACCGGGTCTTCACGCTCTAAAGCGTCCCAATCCATATTAGGTGGCTGATTCGCTGCCTCCATCTGCACTCGAAGTTGTTGCAGTACCTCCTGGTACTGCTGGTACGTCTGTTGCAGCTCAGCTTTTTGTTGAGGCACTCCTTGCAACTGTTGTTGCAATTCTGCCCGTTCTTCAGCCAGCTTTTGCTGCCGTTGTGTGTAAGTCGCGCCTCGCTGGTATCCAGAAACGAGTTCGTTCAACGATACCTGTGCCTCTTCACCATCGACCTTGATGGTGTAAATCGGCTGATCGTGTTCAGATAGCTCGCCTTCTGGTTCATCGGCGTCTTGCTCTTCCACTACCGAGTCATCGGCTAACTCAGCATTCTGCTCCTGCTCTACTTCCAATGAATCGGTTGAGGGTAGCTCTTCCGTGGAAGAATCCTCTCTCGGTGGCTCATTGGATCCGGTGAGCGCCTGGGCTAAACCCTCTTGGATTTCGCCCATAGTACGAGGCCCGGTACGCTCAGGTGGTGCTGTCGATACCAGTTCACTCATTTCATGTCCTTGCCTTTTCTTTTCTTTGCTTTTCGACGTTCCAATCGTTTATCAAAATTCGCAAGTGCCTTAAAACTTCGTCAAGCCCACGATCTTGATGATACAAGCTTTCGCGTATCGTCGTGTCGCCTGGTTCTGTTAAAGACCATTGGCCGACTAAGCTTTCCTTTGCCCTTCCTACTACCTCTAGGAAAACCTCGTCTTCCAAAATTTCCTTGGCTCGCCTGGCTTTCATTTCCTTGGTCAGGCTCATAGACCTTCCCTTAGACTTGCTTTAACAACTTCCAAGTCAACATCGTTTTTGAATTGTTCTTCAGCTTGGAATTCACGAATCGCAAGATCTCCAGCAATCCTAGCCGATTCACGTTCATCGAGCTGTTGCTGTTTCAATGCAGACAACTGCAACTTTTGCGTTTCTATTTGAGCTCGAGTCTGAATGTCAGCCATTTGCACCTGGAGCATTTTGTCTTCCATCGACGGCTCAGCTGGCTCCTGTGGTGGAGGCGGTTCGTAATCAATCGGAATCGGTTTGAAGAATTGATTAGGATCTTTGAATCCCGCCACCTCGAGCATCTTTGCCAACGTGTTTCTAAACTGGCCTAGCCCGACTAACGGATTGCTTGGCCCGAGTCTTTCCAAAATCTCTTTTTGCTGAAGCGCAACATTAGACAACACCGCCAGCTTCTCATCAGTCATACCACTGCCCAGCCCAACATTAGCTTCGCAATCCATACTAGCATCCCAAACTCGCGGATCAATCGGCACCCATGTGTCACGCAACCGCACTACACGCTCACGGTCTTGATGCGTAATAACGAGCTCAAGCACTCCCTTCATCATACGCTTAAAACCGTTTGCAAACAGTCTCGCCATCAGCTCGAGATGTTGCTCAGCTCCTTTTACTGTCGCCTGGACTGCTGCTCGGGTAGTCGATTGCAACACATCTGGGTCTAGCCCCTGTGACGCAGCCGTCTGACCTGTTCTCGACTCTTTCATTTGATCGAGATATGCGATCATAGGAAAAGCTTCTTTGCCCAGGAATGGCACATTGAATGGCGTCACCATTCCGGGCTGGCGTGTCCGGATAATCGCACCAGGCTCGTCATTCATAACGTCATCGAGATCTACCATGCCCTCCACGACGGCCGTCCGTGGATACAAGCTAAACGCTAAGCTATCGAGCATGCCTCTTAATGTGGCTGACTTAATGCGCTGAATGTCTTTGGTAAGGTCTGCTAGATCGGACCCAAAAAAGACATGTGGCTCCGGATCCGCATTAAAGACAGCAAATGGGATACTCGAGGCTGGTTCGTTGTTTACGATTTTGTAGCCATCACCAATCGTGCAAATTCGTCGCAGCTCGGCAATCCCGTCGCCGTCATAATCGATATACGCC